AGCTAAAAAAGGTGATCAAGTTAAATTAGTACGATTTGGTGATCCTAATATGTCAATTAAAAAAGACCAACCTGCTCGCAGGAAAAATTTTCGTGCTAGGCATAGATGTGATACAGCAAAAGATAAATTCAGTGCTCGATACTGGAGTTGTAAAGCATGGTAGAAAAAAGGATTACAACTAAACAAATATTAGCTTTGCTAGAAAAACATGAAGCAGAATGTGCAATACGCATGGCTAATATTGAAAGTAAGTTTGAAAGTGGCTCTAAACGCTTTGCCCGTATTGAGATGCAGATTATAGGCATTTACGGTTTAATTATTGCAATGGATATATTGAATAGAGTTATTTAATGGCATTTTTACAATCTAACGTACCTTACTTCAAAGCGTGGGTTCGTAGAGAGTATACAAAAAACATGGAAGAATACCACGGTGAGTTTTTACACTGTATGGTAGTAGCAGTAACTTCCATGCCTAATAGGACATTGAGTTTTCAAGTTATTTTCACAGGCTACGAAGCTGATGAAGATGACGAGCCAAATGTTCACGGTGGTGCAATGTGGGCGCGTATGCCGCTAACAGCGTTAGTAGGTGATACCCCATTAGAAAAGTGGCCAAAAGAACTGCCACCTTACTTAGCACAACCTTGGGATTGTATGTCTCACGAACACTCAGTTTATGTCCTCAACAGGGCTACACCAGCTCCTTGGATTGCTAAAGTAGATGGTGAATTTTACCCTGCTAAATACTATTTTACAGTAGATTATACAGACAGCGAAGTAGCTGACGACCCTGCACAACACAAGCAGTCTCACGTGTTAGAGTTGTTAGACGCTGGTGACTACACAGGTAATATAGTAGCTTTGCCTAATAATCGTGTGCGAGTAACGCACCCTGCTTGGTTTGAAACAGGCCAAGGCGCACCAGATTTTAGGCCGAACCAACATATATACAATTCTAAACAAGACTTAGAGTATGTATGGGACACCCAACGAGTATTTAACAATTTATACGCAGAGGATACAGAAAATGATGAAGAAAAAAGGTAAAGCCAAAGGTATGAAAAATGGCGGCATGATGAAAAAGAAAGGCATGAAAAATGGCGGCATGATGAAAAAGAAAGGCATGGCCAAAGGCGGTATGGCTAAGAAAAAAGGTTATGCTAAAGGCGGTGCGGTCAATAAAAACAGTAAGCGTATAGCTGGTCCATACTCATAAGGTTAAATCATGACTGTTGATACTACTGAGTTTACTCCTGAGATCAGCGAGTATATAGATGAAGCCTACGCCAGATGTGGCGTAGAGTACCGTACTGCATACCAGTTAAAGTCTGCAATACGTTCGCTCAACTTTATATTGGCTGATTGGGCTAATAGAGGTTTGAACAGATGGACAATAGAGCAAAATACACAAAACCTTACTTCAGGCCAAAGCCAATATGGTTTTTCAGCTGATCATATAGATATTCTTTCTATGGTTATTAGAACAGACTCAGGCGACACAAGCAAACAATCTGATACTATTGTGAACCGTATGAGTCGCAGTGAGTTTTTAAATATTCCTAATAAACTGCAAACAGGTAAGCCAAACCAATTTTATTTAGATAGAGATACGACACCAATACTTTTTATTTGGCCTACGCCAGATAGTGTGCAAACGTATACGTTAGTTTTTGATGTCATGAAACGTATAGGGCATATTGACCATACGAATGAAAGCCCAGATATACCGTTTAGGTTTTATCAATGTCTAGCATCTGGCCTTGCTTATCAATTGTCGTTAAAGTTTGCACCCGATAGGGTAGGTTTGTTGAAGCAAGAATATGAGGAAGATTTTAAACGTGCGGCAGATGAAGACAGGGATAGAGCAAGACTAAAAATCCTACCTACTAGAGCATATAGTCGTGTCTAATTACGCTATAGGTAAAAGAGCGTTAGCACTTTGCGACAGGTGTGGGTTTCAATACAAATATTTAGAGTTAAAGAAAGAGTGGAATGGGCATAAGGTTTGTAAACAGTGTTTTGAAACTAAAGAGCCACAACTAGACCCGTTGCCTCATGCTTCTGACCCAGAGGCTTTGTATGAACCAAGAATAGATCAACAAGAAGAAGGTGGGGTGTTTACTATTAGGATTAAAAACACAGGTGATAATTTTGCAAGTGACGCAGCATTGTTTGAACTACCTGTACCAGAACTTAAAAGCGTAATTGGCACAGTTACGGTGACAACATGAGTATGACGTTTGCAGAATTAAAATTTAACATACAAAAATACACAGAAGTAAACGAATCTAATTTCAACAATACGATAGATACGTTTGTAAGAAATGCAGAAGAACGCATGTTAAAAAACGTGCAAGCTAATGTGTTCCGTAAACAAACCACTGTAACACTTACTCCGAGTACTTCAGGCCGTGTAGTAATGCCTGATGATTTTTTAGCACCTTTATCTGTGAATGTAAAAGTCACCCAAAACGAAGTGCAATCACTGGTTGGTTTAGAATTAAAAGACCATGCGTTTGTTGTAGAAAATGATTCAGCTACTGGCGCAAGTGGTATACCTAAATATTATGCGGTAGTAAGTAGTTCAGAAACAGATGTTAATGGTAAAACGCCTGTGACAGAACTTAAAGTATCACCTGTATCTAACGCAACCTATACTATGACTGTAAATTACTTGTATAGACCAGAAAGTTTAGTAGATGTTTCTGCTACACAAGCGTATGGTGATACTGCTGTTACGGGTACTACTTGGCTTTCTACAAACGCACCTAGAGCATTGTTGTTTGGCACATTAGTAGAAGCGTATATATTTTTAAAAGGCGAGCCTGATTTATTAGCTTTGTATGAACAACAATTTCAAGAATCACTTGCAGGTTTGAAATTATTAGGTGAAGCAAAAGAAACACAAGATGAATATCGTGTTGGTCAATTAATAAGGCAGAAACAATAAATGGCATTTGACGGTAATTACATATGTGATTCGTTTAAAAACGAACTGTTAAAAGGCGAACATACTTTTGGCACGAACGCTATACAAATAGCTTTGTACACAAAAGAGGCTGTCGGCACGAGCTATGGTGGCAGTTCAACTGTAGTAGATAATACAATTACAGCTTATGCTGCAACTAATGAGGTGAGTGCAACACAAGAAGATGGTGAAACTGCCTCTGGCTATACAGCAGGTGGTCAAGCGTTAGCGATAGCTAGTAGTACGCCTAAATTAGATGGCACTACCGCTATAATAGATTTTGATGATGAAGAGTTTACTAGCTCTACGTTTACAGCCAGAGGTGCAATTATATATAACGCATCGAGTAGTAATAAGGCAATAGCGGTATTAGATTTTGGTGAAGACAGAACGGTAACAAACGGCACGTTTACGGTTGTATTCCCTGCTGCTGATTCTGTCAATGCAATTATAAGGATTACATAATGGCTAGTTCATTTACAGGTAACGTAGGCTTAGAAAAGATAGCCACAGGTGAAGGCTCAGGTACGTGGGGTACGACCACTAACGTAAACTTTGATATTTTAGATAAACAATTAAATGGTCAATTGAGTGTAGTTACAACTAAAACAGGTAGTGGTGATCCTGAAGTGTTGGCTCTTACACATGCTAGTGCTGCTTCTTCTAGTGATAACGGCAAAAATTTATATTTTGACATATCAAGCAGCAGTGATTTAGGTGCAGCAAGTTTCGTTCAACTACAATCTGCAACAGCAGATAAAATCTGTTATATCAAAAACAGTTTACAAGGAAGCCAAACCCTTACTGTATTTCAAGGCACATATAACTCTGGTAGAGATTTAGATATACCTAATGGCTCTACAGCTTTAGTCAGATTTGACGGTGGTGGTACTGGCAGTGCTACCGTGACAAATGTGTTTGAAAATGAGGCAAGAACAGGCTCGTTTGCTATAGATAATTTGTCGTTAGATGGTAATGCTATTACAGCTACAGATACAGATGGCGATGTTGATATAGTGCCTAATGGCACAGGTGAAGTTAAAGTCGGCACAGGTTCGGCAGATGCAGAGCTAACTTCTAGTGGCGCACATAATTTGATTTTAAGCACTAACTCAAGCACTAATTCTGGTTTGATAACCATCACTGATGGTACTAATGGTAATATCACTATTGCGCCAAATGGCACAGGTCAAACAGATATTAGTAGAGCAAAACTAACTTCACCTTACACACCTGCTGTATCTAAAACAGATAGTTTTACATTGGCTGTAGCTGAAATAGGTGCAATACACCTTGTGACTAAAAGTAGCGCAGTTACATTAACTTTACCAGATGGCGGTGATACTTTTGGTAGCTATTACGGTGCTACGTGGACAATTATCAATACTGGCAGTAGTAATGGACAAATTACTATATCTGTCCCTGCTAGTAATACGCTCACGTGGGCTACAGGTGGTAGCCTTGTAACAGTTACAGGGTCAGATACTACCAGAAAAATTAATATAGGTGGGGTGGCTACTATTATAGCTAGTTCATCTGACGCTTATCATATTGTAGGCAGTGGTATTGAGTAATGGGTATTTTGGTTGGCAACCAAATGCCAGAAGCCATAATTAATGTAGGCTCAACAGGTACTAAAGGCGCTACAAATTATGGTTATTTCATGAACTCATATGGCGCTGTATATGAGTCAGGTTCTAATCAAACAAACACTGGTGGTTATGCCAGTGATTTTAAAAAAGAATTATTCCTACCTAATTATCAATCAGATACTTTTGTAAATTATCTATACGCTGTTGTGAGTCAAGTAAGCGGCAGTACAAATAACTTTTATTTTTATTTTTTAAGTGATAATACAACTTTATACGCTAACCGTGAGAGTTTTTTACAACTTGACGGAAGTGCAGAGTTACCTTTTTCTTCTGTATGTATAGACGGAACAGTGTACAAAATAGCAGACTCGTCTAGTAGACGAGTTTCTTCTGTAAGCATATTTACAGGAGATACGAGCATGTACGCATATCAAACTTTTTGGAGTGCTAGTGGTAATACTATAGGTACAACAACAGGCGTAAAAAAAGAAATACAATTTAAGGGGTAGATATGTCTTACACAGGTGCGCTATTAACAGATACAAGTGGCATAACAACAGAAGAATGGGATAGGTTGTATGCAGATTCATTAGAATCAATGAACGCAGGTAGTACACCTTGGCATGCTTATATTGCAGACCAAAGCCCAGAAAACAAAAAGAACTTTATGTGGGGGGCAGTGGAGTTTGCACTTACACAACCTAATTCTTTTTGTTTTACAACTAAACTAGATGACCACATGATACAACTTGTGTTAGGTACAAAAGAAGGCACAGAAGCTAATTTATATTTTGCTTTGTATGGTAGAAACAAAGCAGGTTCTAAATCTTGGGTACATGATCCCAATTGGCATGCTCACAGCAAAGAGTTTTTCGATGCTAACAATGCTAAAACATTAAGAGCAGAGTCAGTAAAAAATGGTCCGATGGATACTTTTATAAATAATCATGCACTAACACAATATGAAGATTTTTCAGCAACAGACGAGATGGTTACTACACTTGGTCCAAACGGTGATGCTTTGTTACGCAAAGTTAATTCTAAGCTCACTTAGTTTATTTTTAGCTGTAACTATATATGCACAGGATACAGACAGTGGTAATACAAGCTCGCAAACTGGTGATTTAAATACTAACCAGCAAGGTGCAACAGTAGATAGTAACAACAACACGACCACAAACACTAATCAATACAATGGTGCTGGTTCTGCGAGCGAGATACCAGTAGCCAGTGCGGTAGCACCAAGTCTTATGTCAGGTGGTAATGATAGTTGTTTGAAGAGTGTAAGCGGTGGTGTATCTACCTTGCAAATAGGCATAAGCTCTGGTAAATATGAAATAGATGAGGATTGTAACAGGCGTAAAGATGCACAGATGCTTTTTACTCTCAACATGAAAATAGCGGCAATAACCAGAATGTGTCAAAATGACGATAACTGGTTATCAATGTTCGAATCAGGTACTCCATGCCCTCTTGTTGTAGCTGGCAAGGTGGTCGCAGGTAAAAATGCTTATCTAATGATGAAGCGTAAACCTACACTATTTGTAAGGGGATATGAGGATAATAAGGAATATTTCGATGTCGCATTAGGCATCAATGGAGATAACGGAAATGGCGATGAAAAAGAAGATACTAGCGGCAAGTCTGTTTCTCAGCGCTACCGCACAACTAAGTGGTGATACAGGTGTCTATTACCCACAAGCTGTTACGTTTGGTGCATTAATAGACCCAAACATAAACCCATTACGACCAGTAGGTGAGTTTACCGAGATACAAGAGCTTATTAATACAGCCTCATATATCAACACCCAAGTAAGCGATGCGACAGCTAGTGTGGTTGAAATGTCTTTGGGTGTGCCACAATCTCCAGACTCAGTAGAAGGACTTGTTGTCCCAGTAGCGGGGCGAACAGATAGCCACAAAATAGACTTGTTAGAAGTGGCGTACTACAATCAGTCAATCCTTGACACGGCTAATGCTAATTATTACTCAGCTGAACATTTATTGGTGGATAGTTATGAAGAAAATATGGATCAAATGGAAGCGGCTATTGAGCTATTTTCAGGAGCAGCTACAGAAATATCTAAGGCAGAGCAAATTTACACTGAAGCTATCAATGCTCAAACTGAGGATGAACGTATTGACTTGCAAAATTACATACGCGCGAATGATGTCCAAATTGATCAATCGACAGTACAAACCTTCAACCAATCCCTCGATGTTATTGAGGATAAAGCTCAAGCGGCTACAGCGAGCTTATGGGCGTCTCAGGATTCAGCAACCCTTGCAATGATAAACCACGATGCTATAGCTACGTTATCGAACATTACTAATTCGACTGTCGCATATGATGCTTGGACTGATCAAATGACGATCACATGGGATAATGCCACTGATACTGTCCTCCAAGGTGTGTTTTTTAACAACGATGCCAATATAGGGTGGACACAAGCCACTACAGAGGTCTATGACGGCTTTTACGGTGATACCCCTCCCGTTACTATTAATGAGATGTACAGCGCTTATAGCTATGGTTCTGGCGAAGCTGTGGCATCTATGGGGTCTGGTTATCAAATAAACGCTAAATTGTATGATCCTGTACAACTAATACAAGATGTTCTTGACGTACAAAACGAAACGCCTACTACACAGTTTAATAATGAAAACGGCAATCTAGGCGGCTTGTAATGGGTATTGAAGATATAGAGTTAGATGTAGGTGGCACTAAATTCAAAGGGATTTACATTGCTATCCTTATGTCGTTTGCCACTACAATTGGTGGTGGGATATGGGCAGCTAGTGAGTTTGTATCAAGAATAGACAATATCGAGGCTAATTTAGAAACAACTATTGAATCTATACCTGATATTGAGCCTATGGAGTTAGAATTAGCTAGTATTCGTACCAAAATAGAGGATAATGATCTAGGGCATTTGCAGGGCAAACTCGCTGAACTTGACACACTATTGCTTAGTATAAAAGAGCGACAAGTTGAAGTCTTGTCAAATGCCTCTGAATCTACAGCTAAAGTCAATGCAATGGAAAAAGATTGGATTGAGGTTAGAAATGAGTACAAAACTATGGCTGATGCGATTAAACAATTTGAACAGGATGTAGCCAAGTTTAAAAAAGAAGTTGACGACTTGTGGAAAGGGCTAGATGCAGCAAGTAGTCCGTTGGGGTAAGTATGGCATTAACTAAACTAAAATTCAATCCAGGAATTAACCGAGAAGTAACTGCCTATACAAACGGCAATGGCTGGTTCGATGGTGATAAGATACGTTTCCGTTTTGGTAATGTAGAAAAAATAGGTGGCTGGACTAAAAGGCAAAGTGATTTTAGTTTTTTAGGTATTTGTAGAAAGTTATTTCCGTGGACAGATTTAGCTAATGATAGGTTGATAGCAATAGGTACAAGTTCTAAACTGTACATAAAGTATGACAATAAACTGTACGATATTACGCCAGTACGCGCTTCTTCTACTATAAATACTGACCCTTTTGACATAACAAATGGCAGTAGCTTAATAACTGTTACTGATACAGATCATGGGGCATTTACGGGTGATTTTGTTACATTCAGTGGTGCAACGACATTAGGTGGGAATATAACAGCTAATGTATTAAACCAAGAATATGTAATAACAAAAGTCGATGCTAATAGATACACGATCAATGCCAGAGCCGCTAGCACAAGCATACTTTCTATTACTGAAAATGGTGTGCAAAACCCGACACCTGTATTAGCTAGTGGTAGTGACAGTGACGGTGGTGGTAATAGCGTAGTGGCCGCGTATAAAAACAGTTCAGGTTTGAACAGTAGTGTTGCTGGCTCTGGTTGGGGTGCAGGTACATGGTCGCGCAGTACGTGGGATTCAACAGCAGATATAACAGGCCAACAAGCTAATCTACGTGTATGGTCAATGTCTAATTTTGGTGAAGATTTGATTGTAGGCGCACGTAATGGTCCTATATTTTATTGGGATACAAGCGCAAATAAAGCTAGTATGTCTGCCGCTGTTAATATAACGGCTTTAGGTTCTGCAGACGGTTTTGCCCCCGCTGTAGCTACAGGTGTAATAGTAAGCGAAAAAGACAAACATATAATTGCATACGGTGCAGGGCTTGAAAGCGATACAGACTTACAAGACCCATTATTAATACGGTTTAGTCATCAAAAAGACCCATTGCAATGGCAGTCTACAACTACAAATACGGCTGGTTCGTTACAAGTAAGTCACGGTAGCTTTATAGTAACGGCTGTGCAAACTAAACAAGAAATACTTATTATTACAGATAAAAGCATACACTCTATGCAGTTTATCGGTCCTCCGTTTACGTTTGGTATAAATTTGATATCACAAAACATATCTATTTGTGGAGCTACAGCAGTAGTAGCAATAGATGATACAGTGTATTGGATGGGTGCAGAAGAGTTTTATGTATACAATGGTGCTGTAAACAAAATACCATGCACAGTAAGGGATTATGTGTTTAGAGATTTCAACGTAGATTTGCGTGATATTGTAGCTAGTGCTTCTAATGCTACTTACAGTGAGGTATGGTGGTTTTACCCTTCTAACAACGCCACACAAAACGACAGATATGTAATGTATAACTATGCAGAACAAGTTTGGGCGTATGGTAATTTAGGCAGAGATGCGTGGGTTGATAGAGGGTTATTCTTTAACCCTATTGCTGCTTTTGAAGGGCATCTGTACGACCATGAAAACGGCACTGATGACGGTACAGTTACACCGCCCGCAGCTATTTCTGCACACATAGAAAGTGGCGATATGGAAATACCAGAAGGTGACCGTTTTTATTTTATGAACAGAATTATACCTGATGTATCTTTTAGAGGCTCAACTAATAATAGTGCTTCGGTAGATTTTACAATAAAAAGTAAAAATAGTCCAGGAAATAGCTACAATGATACGAGCTCTGGAACAACAGCTTCTACAGTCACAAAAGATTCTAGTGTTCAGTTTCAATATGGAGTAGATGCCTTCAATGACACAGTAGATGTAAGGATTCGGGGTAGGTCTTTTGCGTTTAGGTTAGAATCTTCTGATACAGGTATTGAATGGCGGTTAGGTACACCACGAGTAGATATAAAGCCTGATGGTAGAAGATAATGGCGAAAAATGTCAATTTTACGATACCCTATATCCCTTCGGCTGATGGTGAATACAGCCAACAAAACTTACAACAGATAGTAAATTCTGTACGTCTGTATCTGACACAATTAGAAAATCACCTTAGAGCTACTGATGTAGAAGTTGATGGTAGCTTTACTGTTTCTGGTGAAATAGAGGGCGGCTCTTTAGATATTAATGGTAATGCTGATATATCAGGCACACTTACTTCTGTCACTTATCAAGGTGACGAAATAGCAAATGCTTATGTCGCTAATTTACCTACAAGCAAAATTACTTCTGGCACGTTTGCAGATGCCCGCATAGCTGCTTCTAATGTTACGCAACACCAAGGTTCGATTACAGGTACAGGCGCGTTAAATTCTGGTTCTATTACCTCTGGTTTTACGAGCATAGATATTGGCTCTGGCGCACTAACTGTTGGAGCTACTACGCTCAATGGTGCTACTACAATAAACGACAACTCGTTAGAAATTGTCAGCACTGATGCAGGTGCTACTGTCAACCCCATTATTTCATTGTACAGAAATTCTTCTAGCCCTGCTCTACAAGACGATTTAGGCGCAATACAGTTTTATGGCCAAGATGACGCAGGAAATAAAACTTTATATGCTCAAATCCATGGAAATATAGAAGATGAAACACACTCTGGCAACCATGAGGACGGACAAATTCATTTTTCTTGTCTTTCAAACGGTACTTTAGAAGACCCAGTAATGATAATGAAAAGGAGTTCTTTACAAGTTAGCTCAAATAATGATGTTATTCTTGGGCAAAATTCTCATGTGCGTTTTGAAGGCACTAGCAATAATAGTTTTGAAAATATTCTGTTTACCGAAGACCCTACTGCTGATAGAGAAGTAAACTTACCTGACGCTTCTGGTGTACTAGAAGTAGGTGCTTTAGCCAGTGGTGCTGTAGTAACAGGTACTTCTATAGCCCATGCTACTTTTTCTACTTATAAAGGCCAAAAAGTCGTGTTTACAGGCTCTAGCAACTGCACTATACAGCTACCAGACGTTGCTACAGGTGATGTGGGCGCTACATGGACTGTATGCAATGCTGGCTCTGCTAATGTGATATTTGATTTGAACGGCAGTGGTTCGGCACAAACACTCAAAATATTAACTGGCGCGGCAGTAACAGATGTAGGAACAGATGACCCACATATAATTCCTGGAGGTGTAGCTAGTTTGATATGTACAGCGGCAGATAATTACATACTATTTGGTTCTGGCGTGGTAGATAACTAATGGCTTGCGCGGGTGTGATAGCTTCAGCAGGGGCGCAGTTAGACTTTACTGTGTTGACAGTTGGTTCTAGAAATGTGAGTGTTGGTAAATCTACGGTTACTTATTTTGGATTTAACAATAGCGCAAGCACAGGCAGTCTGAGCAATACCACATTAGAAACACAAGGCGGTAACGCTAGAACATGTACACAAATAGAAGATGCAGGTTCACAAATTTTGTTTACCTTAACAAGTGGTGAAGATAGTGATGCTGCGGGTTACAAAACACTTGTTATTGATGATTTAGTGCTAAGTAGAAGTGATAGGACTACTTTCAGTAGTGGTACGTGGACATATACTAGCGCAGATGACGCTATCAGTGCAGCGAACGGCAGTACAATTATTGTACAGTTAAGAGCAGACTGATGGCATTCGCAGCAGCAAGAGTAACGAATATATCTGATACTGATCGAGACAGATTAATTGATGATTCTTTAGAAAAGATAGATGCAGGTAGCACTTTTCCGTTTGAAGCTGGTTTAACTACAGAACAAAAGAAAGATTTGTTCAAAAATTACATACAGATATGGCTTGCTGATGTTAGAGGATACGCTTTTGGGATAAGCAAAGATGACTTACTTGTTAGTTTGTTTATAGGCGAAATAGATGGAGATTGTTTTAAATCTACTTATGCATTTTTTAGCAAAGACGCTGCATCGAGCAGAGCGTACCTTTATGATAATGATTGGCACAATGCCCTCAAAAACTTCTTAGCATCACAAAGCTCTGTGTTTACTTATTTTGAGACAATAAACAGAGAAAATAGCCCGTTAGCAACGTATCACCAAGCGGTAATTGACGCAGGTAAATATACATTAACAATAAATGAAAACACAAAAGAAAATGCCAACGATTTTACTTATGATAGACGTAAAACCACGGCCTTATAGTTGTTTTCTTGCTTTTTTCTAGTTATGATGCTATTTGCTTCAAAACAGGCTTAAGCTACCTGCATATTCTATTTGATTAATAATTAACCAAAAAGGTATCAATATGCAAGGTTTAGCCACTCTTCCGTATGGTTTTTCAGAAACTGTGACACTTAACACACCTAGTGGTGGTATCGCTGACATTAGTCGTGGTGCTGCACAATTTATGTTGACTCAATTAGGTAAAGATTACGGCAGGGGTGGTGACACTATTCTTGCGCACTTGACAGAAGGTGAAATGGTTGTACCTTTGAATTTGTTAGAAGAAAATCCTGCAATTACAACAATTCTGAAAAAAGCGTTTGAAGAACACGATGTTGACATGAGTCGTTACATAGTCGGTAACGAACTGAACATGAAAAACCCCGTAACAGGACAACCAGAATTTTTTGGTTTTGTAAAAAAAGCTTTCAAAAAAATTAGAAAAAGCTTAAAAAAAGTTTTCAAAAAAGTAGGCAGTTTTTTGAAAAAAGCTGCTCCTTTTGTATTACCTTTTATTGCTCCCTTTGCGTTACCCATGTTAGGCTCTGCTGTGGCTGCTGGTATAGGTTCATTGGCAGGGAATTTGATCGCTGGTGCTGATTTCAAAGATGCGTTGAAAGGTGCAGCCCTAACAGGGTTGACAGCAGGTGTTGCTAAAGGTATAGGCAGTAAAATGGGAGGTGGCACGTTTGGTGAAGGTTTTAAAACTTCATTTACTGGCGCACCTAATGTTTCGTTAGCAGATGCCCAAGCAGCTAGGGCAGCACGAATACAAGATTTAGATATCAGCTCAACGACTGAAGAGTTGGCTGGAGGCGTGTTAGATCCAGCACAAGTTGATGCAATATCTACTGCAGAACTTACACCAACAGTAGACCTTACACAAAGTAATATACAAAACCCATTGTTAGATGGAACAGG